ATTTTCAAGGTTTTTTAACGTATTTGGATCAAACATATTATTTTTCATATTAGTTTAGTATTAATTTATTATTTTCAATTAGTTTTCTTTTTTGTAAATCGATTTTATAATTTAAATCAACAATAAATGGTAATGACATCATTTTGTCGTAATCATCTTTTTCCATTTGTGTTTTAAAGTTTTCAATTAATTTTTCACAAGTGGTTAATTGTTCCCAATTTACAGAAGATTTTATAATCTTTTCAATCCATTTTTTAATTTGATACTTTTCTGTCATTTTTTATTATTTTATAATTATTCAACTTTAACCATTCTAAAAAATCAAGTACGGTCCATTCATTTGGATTCAGTTCACCTAATGGTCCATCTCCGAACTGATCAATAAATCCTTGTAAATAATCACGTTCAATTTCAAATCCACCTTCTTCACTTTTAACGATTTTAGTTCTAACCATTTCAATAGCACAAGGTTCACATTGTGTGGCTCTTTTATCTCCGTGAAATTGTTCTTTACAGGTTACACATTTACACATATAGTCACCAGGTGCAAAACCACCTATTGGGTATTTTGTTTCTTCCATTATTCCTCAATCTTATTTATGAATGATTGTCTTTTAATTCTTACCAAATCCTCAAGTGGCCAAATAACTGTATATTGATAATTGTTCCAATATTTATCAGGAGTGTTAGTCCTTAGTTGTTTTTCAAAATTCCTAATTAATCTTTTAACAGTAAATGTTTGTTGATATGTCTCGCAAGAATCAATTACCTTTTCAATCCAGTTTGATACGTCTCCGTAGTGTGTGCTTCTATTTTCCATAAGTCAAAGATACAAAACTTTTTTTAAAAAAACAAACCCCAACTTTTAGAATTGGGGTTAAATATTATTTCTCAATAGGTTTGACCATCTTTATATTAACTGTTGGTGTGTCCATCCATTGTCCGTTACACATTTTTATGGTACTCATTCCACTTTCATGTGATAATACCTGTGTTGCTTCAATTTGTGACCCATCATTTAGTATTACTAACTCATCACAAACTTTATCATTTTGGATTGAGATGTACACAAACCAACTAAATAATACAGATGTTAATATTATAAATAAAATTATAAAACTAAAATTTCTTATCATATTATTTAATGTTTAAAAATGTTCCTGATCCACCCGCAACTGTTGTAGGAAGTTTTCCGTCCCAACTTTGTGCTTTCAAATATTCAACATAAAGAGGAGTTATTTCTTTTTGTTTTAATTTCATTGCCAAGGCCAAAGCTTGTGCGTCAATTATAACTTTTGCCGAATCACCACGAGCGATTGCGATTTTTTCTTGAGCTTCAGCTTCTGCAACTAATTTACGTTGTGTCGCAGCTTGTGCTTCTTGGACCGCTTTTGTTTTACCTTCAATTGCTTGTTGTAGAGATTTTGGTGGTATAATATTAGTTCTTAACTGTGATACCTCAAACCATTTAGATAATCTTTTATTACACTCCGCAACAATTGCCGCTTCAAATTCTTCTCTTTTATTAAAGATTGCATCCACTTCCCATTTATTAGCCACGTCATTTACTGAAGAGACAATTGCGTTCATTAACCATCCTTGTTCAATTTGTTTTATATCCAATCTCAAGTTCTCAAACATATTACCAATTGCTGTTGGTTTAAGTGAGTAGTTGAATGACGGTTTAATTGTTGCTGCGAACCCACCTTTTGTAATCACAGTTTGATCCTTGTATTCAATATGTTGTTGGAATGTAGGAAACTCTAACATCTGTTCTGTCCAGGTGTTATACATTACCCAACCTGTTTTGTATTCATAACTTGACACACCTCTTTTGTCTCCAGTCAAATTAACTTTGATACCAACGTGTCCCGCATCAACTCTTTCAAGTGCAAAAGGTTGGATACTACTAATTATAATACCTAAGACAAAAATACCAATTGGTTTGAGTATCCACATTGTATTAAACATCTCTTTACTATCACCCCATCTGTCTGTTCCTGTTACATACATTCGGTCTCTTGTTGTAAATGTCACAAATCCCGCAATTACCAATCCTAAAATAAAAATTAAAGTACTAATCATTTTTTTCTTCTTTTTTAAATAATTTAATTGTTTCGTTTATTACATACATAAGGACCCCAATCAACCCAACGAAACTTAACAGTTGGAGGAACCCGTTTACTTCCCTACTGATGATATACTCACCAAATATTGATGTGGTTGTTATAAATCCAAGCCACATCAGAAACACTTTAAAAAACTTCATTTCATTTTTCATATTTTAATCGTTAATAAAAACACAATTATCAAACTCATAAACTTGTCCGGATCTTGAAGATATAACATCTAATATAATTCTATAACCGATAATGTTTATTTTTTCAGCTTTAAACTCTTCACCTTTTTTTGGTACTTTAATCTTAAATGGTTTATCAAATACTATCCCTTGTCTATATGATATTCTTTTAACCGTATCGGTCCATGTTGATAACCCGTATTTTCCATTATACCTAAACTTTCTACCGACAAAACTTGGAATATCGAAACTTTCATTTTGATCATCTTTCGATAATGGATTTTTTTCTCCTGTCAGTTCTTCATAATACGGATTAAGTTCTCCGGTCTGTGGATCGTGTGTTGGTATTGTTTTCATTATTACTTATTATAAAGTACGTAAAGTCTTTGAGCAATTTCTTTTAATTGTAATTCTAATTTTGATATTTTTTGTTTATCTTCTTCAGTTAGTTCAAACTTTTCTGCTTTAATATCCGCAATCTCATTAACTATCCTTCTGTGTTGCTCCATTAAAGCCCCTTGTAAAATTCTACTGTCTTGTTCCATTTTTTTATATTTTATTTTTTTATTATTGCCTTTGTTAATTGGTTGATTAACGCTTGGACTTCTCCGAATTCGTGAAATCTAACAAGTGGATCAGTATTGAAAAAATCAACATACCAATCACCATCTTTAATCTCATCATTTGGTGGTGTTATAAAAGTTAATCCATCAACGATATCAAGAACGTAGTAATAAGACTCGTCTTCATCGTGCTCCCTCATTTCCTCACTTTTAAACCCTAAAAGTATTAATTCTCTTTCTGTCATATTACTTAGTTTCTATAATGTTATATGTTCCTTCAATTACACCCCAAGATGATTCTTCGTGGAATTGATATGTCTGTGCCACATCGCTTGAATCCATTGGTCTTGTTAAATACCAAACCTGAGTTTCTTTCCAAGTAACGGTCACTAATTTACGACCTTTTGGTAGGTTGATTGTTCCTTCTCCACCAAAACTCTTCACTCTTGAGTTTTCCGTACAAGATGTTACCATAACACCCATTAAAATTGCTAAAAATACTTTTTTCATTTTATTAGTTTTACTTTTTTTACTTCACCGTTTTTATCTACTTTATATTTAATTTTAGCCGTGTCAACAACAATTGTATACGTCTCCGACATACTCAAACAATTCCACTCACACGTTTCGTGATAATATAAATGGGCATGAATTTTATCCAACTTTTTACATCTTAAATATGTAAATTCCTTATATTCCCAGTTAGAACAACTCGTTACCAACCACAGAACAAATATATAAATAATTTTCTTCATAATCAAACTCCTCTTGAGGTTAATTCTTTAAGTACTTCGTCAACAATTTTCATATATTTTTCTTGTTTTTTTTTATGGTAAAGATATAATAAAAAACAGATTAGGTATACAATTAAAAAACTAACTACTCCAACTATATTAAAAAATAATAAAATTGATTGTATCAATGAAACAACACTTAAAATTATTGTTGAGTAGAGGTGTTTATCGGCAATTTTTAAGTGTTTATACGCATTATCCAATAACTCACTATCATTTAATTCTTTCATATTCATCATTTAATCGTTTTAACAACATATGGAGGACTAATTCTTACTTCACTACCATCACTATTAAAGTAATACGCAGTATCACCATCAAAACTTATTGTGTCGGTATACCAGACTGCTGGATGTCCACCATCTTTTGTTTCAACCACACCTTCAATTTTGTACTTGTACCCGTTTGATGTACAGGACACAAGACATAACATAATTAATAATTTTTTCATAATACAAAGGTAACTAAATTTATTGATATAACACACATTATTTTTTCTTTATTTTGGTAAATTACTTTTTTGCCACCATAAAATCTTTCATCAATCTCAACAACCCCTTCGGTTATCTCGTTATCAACCAAAAGTTTTACTTTCATCTTCAAATAATTGGTTGGTGATCAGGTTGTTTTGAATATCGTGTTTTCCCATATTATAGGTTGTGTACGTGCCGTTATCAAAATAAACCCTCACCATCAAAAATCCAAGATCAGACACGTAAAGTTTTTCAATTTGCCCAACACCTTTTGGTGTTTCAATCAATGGTAGATTGTTTATTGATTTTGTCATAAATTGCTTGTAATGTGTTAGAAATTTGAGATTTAATTTGATCTTCGTAATTCACCCTTTCTGTTTCTACTTTAGTGTCATAAAGTTTTGTTAATTTTTCAATATCTCTTTGACCTAAACTAGATACGTAATGATAAACGTGATTTGTTATTTCAACTTTACTATCTTCCATAATAATAAAAATGTCCAAAGTTTTATTAACAATATATCTTTTACCTGAAAGTGGTGCGATTGTAAACTTTGAGTCGGGGTGATTAATCATTTTTCTAACAATCGCAGTTGTGATGTTTTCATAACCGGTTGTGTCTTGTGGTGCCTTGAACCAACTAGTCCCTCTTTCCCAAATATGGAGTTTTACTTTTAAACGTTTGATTTGGCGTCTAAACCATTTTCTTATCTTTGTCATATTAAAATTTTATTACGACAAATATAATAACTTTTTTTGAATTTACAATTAGATTATTTAAATTTTTTGACTCTTTCTTTAGATCTCATCTCATTGGCGTAAGATGTCCATACTTTTTTAACTTTTGGCCAATCTTTTTTGGGATCTTTAAACTTTCTTTTGTTTTCTTTAAACCATTCTTCCATTGAATCACTCAAAGAAATATTTTTAGTTTTGGATCTTTTTATTAGTCCTCTAACATATGCAGGTATTTCAACATTTGATGTCAGATATTTAAAGTTGTATTCTTCATCATCATCTTCAATATCATCTTGACGTTCAAATTCCATATCTTCAAAGTTTTGTTGTTCAACGTGTTCTAACTCATGTTCAATTGTTTCTTTTACTTCAGCAACTAAATCATTCATACTCTTAGGAAACGACTGTGGGTTAAAAGTTATTTCAATATGTATTTCTTCCATGTCTGCCTCAGCATGTATTGAGAATGGATCGTCCAAATCAATATCCTCCAAAAAATAACACTTAAAATCAAAGACCGCATACTCATCTCCCCTGTCAAATCTTAAATCATACAACTCAAAGTCCTCATCTTTTTTAAAATGTTTGATTACTTCTCTTGAGAGTTGCATGGATAACTCGTCTGATTTTCTTTCTAAAATGATTTTTTTACTAATTTTAGATATGATATTTTCTATAACTAAATTTTTATTCATATGTATAAATATAAATTCAAATTAAATTTGTATATTTGTAATCTAATAAATTATAAATCATGAAAACATTTATCACTTCAATTTTTTTAATTACTTTAAATTTTGTTTTTTCTCAAATTAATTCATCTAATTTTGATTCAGAAACATTTAATAAAAAACTATTAATATCTTTAAATAAAATGAGACGAGATAAAGGTTTGGATACATTGGTTCCGTCAATTTCTGTTTTTAATATATTTTCTAAACCTAATTGTGTTGAAGTTTCAAACACTAACACTCTGTATCACCCATCAAACTCAGAGAGACATAAAAACTCATATTTACGTAGTTTAATTATTGATGAATTTAAAAACAAATATGGTGGTCAGAGCGTATTGTTAAGTACAGGTGTCCCTAAAATGGATATGAATGAAAATTGTTTTAGAACTAATAAAAAATTTTACAACTACGAAACTATTGTTGATGTAGCTATAACCTCATGGATAAATTCTTCCGCACATAATGAAATTCAAAATTTAGTGTATTCTTCAAGTGATTTACCAGGTGTTTTTTCTTGTCATTCAGTAATGAAGGAAGACGGTATGGTTTACGTGTTTGTTAATTATGTTAAAATATATAGATTATAATTGTGTTCCGTGTGATTTTTTTCCTGAAGGTATAGATAGTTTGGCTCCAACTTGTACGTTAGATGGGTTAAAATTACCACTAAAGGTTGATACTGGGTCTTTAAGTTTAGCGGTTATGGTGACCGGTTGGTGATCAATTTTAGTTTTATAATTTAAACCTATATCTCCTACTTGCTTATCTCTAAAATCAAAAGTACCTTTTAAACTTAAATTACCCAACTTAAAGGTTGCTTCTTCACCTGTTGCGGTTTTAGATTGTGATGGTAGTAAACTATTCTCTAATTTAGAATCTTTCTCTAAATCAAATTTCATGTAATTTCCCAAAACATCAAAAAAACTTGGTTTTCCAAGGTTCTGTTTAAGGTAACCCATATTTACTTTATCTTTATGTGGTTCTAACTGTTTTAAAATAGATTGTTGTGTTGCTGTGTCATTAACGTTAATACCCATTTTTGTTATATCACTAGATGTTTGTACATCTTCAGGGGTTTCAGGTGTTTGACTTGTAGTTGTATCTCCAGAATTAATCGGATTTTCAAAAATAAATTTATTATTCAGATATCGTTGTTCTGATAATAAATTAGCCTCAATAATTTTTTTTATTTTTGTTGACATATTATTGCTGTAAGTGTGTCATAAGTACTCCACCTAAGGCAGTTGCATGTACTTGTAAATGATTAATTGATTCCATATCAAGTCTTGTTTTTCTTTTTGTATAATCAAGCCCTAAAGTCCCAATAAACTTATCATCAATCGTTTTGATTGCAAATAAATAACCTGATTTACATCCAGTATCTTCTGCAATATATTTTAAACCATAAGTCGCAATTGTCTCGTCTTTATAGTCCGGTATTTCAATAACATCATTACTTAATAGTTGGTTAATGGATTTTGAAAATAAATTAACCGGTATGTTATGAAAGTTATTTTGTACAGATTGAACACCTGGATGTACCGTTTCATACATGATTGAAAACTTCGCCATAGATTTACCTGTTGGATAAAAATTTCCTCCGTTATGAAACTGTGTGATCCACACTCTATCAGCATTAAACTCTTCTTTTATGTGTTCTATTTTGTTGGTAACCAACTCTGAAACTCTTAACGTTTCTTTAACCATATCCGGTTTCTCCTTCTTCTCCAATCTACTCTTTATATAAAGAACCAAAATTGGACCTATCACACCTGTTATGAATGCGACTATTACTCCTACATAATTTTCCATACTAATTAATAAATATAATATAAATTAAAAAACCCCACCTTTTGAGTGGGGCTAAATTAAATTTTATCAGTAAAAATTATTTGTTTTTATCAATAACTGACCAAATAGCTCCAGTAAGTGTCATAACACCACCAATGATTTCAGTAACAACTCCTTGATCTGCAAGACCTTGAGCAACTACAATACCACCAACAAACGTTAAAGTGTGTCTAACAATACCTATTACTTGTTCTTTAGTTAATTTCATAATAAAAATTTTAAAGGTTTATTTATATATAAATATCACTTTAATAAGTTATAATACTCTTTAAAGTGTTTTATTCTATCTGCTAATCCTATTGTACCTCCGTTTACTCTTTTTGTTACTGCAGTGACTGTTGCATCATCCGCGCCTTTATCACATATTGACCACAACTTATTTGAGTCAAAGAAAAACCCAGCAGATGCTAGTGGATATTTTGTAGCAACTAAATCAGGGTTTGCAACACAATCTTCACCAATGAATTTAGTAAAACTTGTATAGTTTGCCTTTCCGGTTAATTGAATATAACCTCTTCCTCTAAACTTAAAACCTTCTTTTGATGCCTCGTCACCATTACTCATACGGTTAGCATAAACTCTTGATGCGATCTTCTCAGGTTGTTTTGCGTATGATTCTGCCAAGTTACCAGGAAAATACTTTCCAAAGGTTCTTTTTAATCCATCAGCAGAATAGTTAAGGTTTTCAGAAACGGCCTTGAATCCTCCTGACTCGTGACCACATTGTGATAAAAAATGTGCAAGTCTCAAGTTAGTCGTAATGTTGAATTTTTTTGCAGTTTCAGGAATCTGTGCAATAACAACATCCGGAATGTGTCCTTTTAATTTTTGAATGTTTAATCCTCCTGATGGTTGGATAACTACATCTTCTTTAATTACTGCAGCTCCGAACATCAATTCCCAACTTTTATTTGCCGAAGTAATTGTTCCATCAGCAGTTAATCCATTTTTAGTTAACCAAGCGTTTACCGCCGCTTCTGTTTTAGGTCCAAATGAACCATCAGCGGTTAATCCTAATTTTGTTTGGAGTTTTTTTACATCCTCTCCTTTAGATCCTACTTTTAATAACATAATTTTTGTTTTTATTGTTTATTTTCTGTTGCGTATTTTATACCCATAATTGTTCCTACTATTGAGAAAGCGTTTGTTAAAAGAATACCAAATATGTTTGACCAAGCAGCACTAATAACTTGGGTGTCCTTACCAACAAATAATGTTAAAACATATACACCGGTAGTGACAACACCTACACCCATGATAACCCAAAGAGCCACTTTAACTATTGTGGATATGAGTTCGTTTTGTGTTTTTTTCTGTAATAAATCTAAATCATTTTCTGCATTTTGTTTTGCTGCTTCAGCATCAACTCTCGCCTTTTCGGACTTCATCATTTCTGTTTGAAGTTTTTCTGTAAGTTCTAAATTTTCTTTTTTCCATTCGTTAAGTTCTCTGTTTTGAACTTCAAATGTTAACTTGGACTCTTCTATTTCTGTGATTTTGTTTTGAAGATCCTCCATCATTTTTTCGTTTTTTTCATTTAACGTTACGAGTTCATCATTTTGTTTTTGTATTTTTTTTGTCATCTCAAGACGTTTTTTTCTTTTGTCTCCGTCTTTTGTTTCACATTCTTTTAAATACGTTTTAAAGTCCTCATCATCTTCAGTATCAATAAGTTTAGTAATATTACCTTCAAGACCTATACCTTTTTTAGTGTATAGGTCCATCAATGTTTTTTTAGTATTACTATCTATTTTTATCATTTGTAAACTTTAAATGGTAATGTTCTATTTTTATAACCTTCATAATCATTTCTAAATTCTTCTAAACGAGGTTCAATGTCATCAGATTTAATAATCCAAAATTGAGCACCCGCTTGGATCGCCTTTGCTTGTTCTTCTGGTTCATTACTTGATGAAATAATACCGATAACTACGTGATTACCGTATTCAAAATTAATTTTTCTAATTAGTTCAATACCATCAAAGGAACTACCAATTATATTTAGGTCAACAAACACACATTCAGGTTTATCATTATCCTCCCCACTTTTGAACCATTTTTCAAATAGTTTTGCTGCTTCGTCAGAACTATTTAACGCATTTAAAGACAAACTTATGTCAAGTAACGAACAAGCGTCTTCAAATACCAAATGGAATAAATCCTCATCATCCACTAATAAAATTGAATCAATCATTTTTTCTTTTTTTTTATTTTATTTTTATTTTCATTTTTGTTCCTATTTCATTTTTCTCACAAGTGATACTAAACCCGTGTTCTTCTAAAATTGCAACGCAAATATTTAACCCCAAACCAGTACCTGATTCTTTCTGTCCTTCTTTTCTTATGTATGGTTTACGTAGGTGATCAAAATCTTCTTGTGTGATTCCTCTACCATTATCTTGTATATGGATATTATTTCCATCAGAATAAATTTTAACAAACTTAGTATCTGAATCATTATACTTTAAACCATTTCTAATAAGGTTATCTACTGCGGTACAAAATAACGCCTCGTTTACTTCTATTGTTGGTAAGTCCTCAATAATTACTTGACTTAGATATGCGGTTGATGACAAATAATCAGTTAGAATGGTTTTTAAATTACATTCCGACTTATTTAGAACAACGTCTTTTTTAACTAAATTAGTAAATTCATAGACACCTTTATATACTTTTTGAGAATGTTTTAAACCTTCTTTAATCATTCTAATAGGTGCCTCAATTTTTAATGATGTAATATCTTCAGAACTTAACCTTCTTTCTAAAGAACTCAATCCTCTTGGCATATATGTATTAATGCCTGAATGCATGTCGTGTCTTAATATCTTTGCTGCGTGTTCTAAGTAAGTGTTTTTCTTTTCAATCTCTTTTCTTTGTTCATGAGAGTTAGTGATATCAGTGGCTATTTTCATAATACGATAAATTTTACCATCTAAACCAACAATAGGGTTATAAGTCGATTGCAGATATACAATGGACCCATCTTTTTTAATTCTTGTAACTTCACCAGTAAACAATACACCATCATTTAATTTTTTCCAAAAAATATTATATTCTTCACTTTTTGAATGATCGTCATCTATAAATATTCTATGGTGTTTTCCGACTATTTCATCAATTGATGAATACCCCATAGTATTTAAAAACAAATCGTTAGCAAAAATAATGTTACCTTCTAAATCAAATTCAATAACAGCATTAGATTTATTTATTGCATTCATTCTATTACGGATCTCAACTTCTTTTTTCTTAAGCTCTGTCACATCTTGTCTGATGGATGAAAACCCTTCTAATTTACCATCTTTATCAAATCTTGCCCTAATATATGTATCAACATAATATAGTTCTCCTGACTTTCCTTTATTGGTAACAACATCATTCCATATCTCACCTTTCATTACTTTTTCATACATCTTACCCCAATATCCCTCAGGTTGTAATCCAGAGTTAACAACACTATGATCTTCACCTTTAACCTCATCTAAAGACCAACCCGATACTTCTTCAAATTTTTTATTAACGTAT